ACATAGAGCCGAAGCTTGTAAAAGACTATTAGACAAATATTGCTAAATTTAAATAACAGAAACATTTATTAACTATATGATATCGAATGACGAATTTTATCGTGCTATGGAGCAAAAATTTGCTATTGTTTTTAAAAGAATGGATGCTTTACATAAAGAAACAAAAGAAGATATTGATGCTATTAAAGAAGAAGTTTATGAATTAAAACGTCAAACTGATGCTCATATAGCAGTTAGTGAAGCTTTAAAAGAATTAAAAGAAACTAAAACCATGTCTAAAAAAATAAGAATTACTATTGTTTGTGCTATAGTTCCTGCTATAATTGCTTTATTTACTCTAGGTGTTCGGTAAGAATCCAATCATTTAATACCCAAAAAATTGTTTCAACAAACCATTCTTCCTGTTCTATATTAGATATTTCTGTTATACCACACATGGCTAAACATTGATGAATACTTTCTTCAATAGACGTAAATATAATATCTTGTTCACTCAAATGTTTATGAAGTGTTATCCAAGTCATTTTTGATTCTTCATAACAAACGCCTTTTTCATCACAATCTTCTCTATTTATAAATCTTATATTTTGAGGTTTCCAATTATCAAACATATTGAAATATTACAATGAGTAGTTTTTAAGTTTGCTGTCTTACGACTATGATCATGATCATACTACCTTTATATACTACTATGATCATATAGTCATATTATATATGATCATATATGTATATCAGGAATTTTTTCACTTATAAAGCTTATGATCATGATCATGATCATGATCATAGTTAGTTTTATATAGAGGATTTATCATTATAACCTATGGTAGTAATAAATACAGCTATAAAAAATCAATTAAAAGATTTAAGAAAAATTCCTTATAATAAAGTTAAAAAAGAATCAGCTATGATAGTAGATTTACCTATTGGTCAACTAACTAATCATGATTTGGCTAGAGCATTATATATTGCTACTAGTGCTTTTACAAGATTAAGTAATAAACAACTTGGAATAATAAGTATAGTAAAACAATGTCAAAAAGATATTGAAGAAGTTACAAATGATGATAAACTTACTAAAGAAGAATTAATTGAAAAAGTTAGAGAAATTATTCTTGATCAACCTGATGTTTCACATCCTTTAAAATCTTCTTCTGATGAGGATAAGGAATAGCAATACCTTTTCTAGCAATATAATATGTTCCTTTTGGATTAGGTTTACCCCAAAATGCACCAATAGCATAATTATAATCACAATCAAATTGATCAATTACCACATCATCTTTTATTGTATAAACGGTAGCAGTTGCCATAGAGTTATATAGAGCTTCTAATATTAAAAGTTATGGATATTAAAAAATTAAAAGGAATTGGAGATGGAACAGCAAAGAAATTTGATAAAAATGGAATTACAACAGTAGAGCAATTATTCGTTATACCACCACCTAAAGTAGCAGAAATGTTAGGAATTGATAACGATTCTGCTATGGAATTATTTAAAAAAGCAAGAGCAGTTTATGATGATTCACCAGTATTTCAATCAGGTTTAGAAGCAAAATCTGAAGATCAAGATTTAGAAAAAATCTCTACAGGTACTAAATCACTTGATAAATTGTTTACTGGTGGAATAGAGTGTGGTGCTACAACTGAAATATATGGGGAGTTCGGTTGTGGTAAAACACAATTCTGTCATACCATGGCAGTAAGAGTTCAACTTCCAAAAGATAAAGGCGGATTAGAAGGAAAATGTGTTTGGATAGATTCAGAAGGAACATTTGAACCTTCAAGAATAAAAACAATAGCAGAATCAGTTGAAATAGATGAAGAATCTGCTCTTAATAATATTATAAGAGCCAAAGCATATAATTCAGCAGATCAATATTTAATTTTACAAGAATTAGAAAAACTTCTTGTTGAAGATAAAAATATTAAACTAATTGTTATTGATAGTGCAACAGGTTTATTTAGACAGGACTATAGCGGAAGGGGTATGTTATCTGAAAGACAAAAATACTTAGATGAATTTTTAACTATGGCTTCTAACATGGCAAATTTTCATAATATTGCAATTATATGGACTAATCAAGTAATGATTAATCCCGGAGTTTTCTATGGAGATCCTGTAACTGCTATTGGTGGAACAGTTTTAGCACATAAATCTACTTATAGAGTATATTTCAAGAAATCGGGTGCTTATCGCATGGGTAAAATGGTAGATAGTCCGAAACACGCACAAATAGAGGTTATGTTTGGTCTTAGTGAAGAAGGAGTAGTAGATCAAGAAGTAGCAGAAGAAATAGAAAAGAAACGAAAAGCGGACAAAGCTAAAAAGAAACGCGAAGAAAAGAAAGAAATTGAATAGTAAGTTTATATTAGCGATCTAAATAATAAAACCATGTCAAAATGTGAATTATGTAAAGGTAATTTGATAAGAACTCCATATAAATATAAAGGAGAGCCTTTATTTGAATGTGAAGCCTGCGAAGAAGAATATATTTAAAAACTTATATACGATTAAGAGTTTGGTCATATATGGGATTCTTTAGCAAAATTAAGGACAATTTAGACTTAAGGAACTTCAAAGTGGTCGAAAAAGGGGATTATGATCGAGTAACTCAAGACCATTATTCTATGCGTAAAGCAATAAATGATGAGTATCTTCATTCAAATAGCAGGGCTAGTACACCATATCCGTTCATGGATACGCCTGATGGAAGTAAAATTCCAATGTGGCGTGTTGCACCAAACAGAATGTATGAATTAGCAGATTATGTAGGTGATTTAAGAGCAGTTATTGAAACTATTCAAAGAGAAATGTTTAGAAATGGACTACAAGTTATACCAAGATATCATCATAAATGCCTAGTTTGTTTAAAAGAATATGAACAAAAACCATTAAAAGAGTTTGTTCCTTTACAAGATGCACAAAATAAAGCAAAAGAAAAACTACATTGTACTGAATGTGGAAATGAAAATCCTAGAAAATGGGCAAAACCTGATCCAAAAAACAGGCAAGTATTACAAGCATTATTAGATAAAAGAGTAAATAACAACCAACAAACATTAAAAATTGTAGCAAGACAAGCTGAAAGAGATTTAGATATTATTGACGGTTGTTATGTTTTAGTAACAAGAAAATGGGCTATAAAAACATTAGATCAACCTGATGAATTAACAGGTGCAACAAAAGAAGCAGTTATGAATATTCAAGATAGTAAATTAGATGAAATTATAAGAGTACATCCAATTCAATGTAGTATAATTGCTAGTGATGAAGCAGTTCTTGGTTTAGGTGCTGATGGAAAACCACGATATATATGTCCACAATATAGTCATAGAGATACAGTTTTAGAAACACCAGTATGTCCAAAATGCGGTTGTAAAGCATTTAACGCATTTATGGAAACAAATAGTGTACCTTACGGTGTACCATTAAGTAGTCCAAAGAAAATGTATTATACTCAAAAAGAGGTAATTTGGATTCCGGGAAAATATTATCCTGATGTTTTATATGGAAATTCCCCAATTCAATCAGTATGGAAGAAAGTATTATCATTAATGTTCCAAGATGAATATATGTGGAAATACTTTGATAAAGATAGACCACCAAAAAGTCTATTAGTTATGGGAAGCAGAAATCAAGAATCTGTAGCAGCTTTTATGGAAAAACAACGTCAAGGTGCAAGGCAAGATCCATATATGCCTAGACCAATTTTATTAAATACTGAAAATGTTAGTTCAGCAATTTCATATATTGATCTTACACCAAACTTTAAAGAACTTGAATTAACTGAATTAAGAAAAGAATTAAGACAGATTATATCAACAGTATATGGTGTTCAACCATTATTTTATGGTGAACAAGCTAAAGCAGGTTTAGGAAATGAAGCACTTCAAGTTACTCTTACAAACAGAACTATTAAATGGTTTCAAAGATTTTTAAATGAACAATTTTTTGATGAAATTACTGAAATAGTAGAAATATATGATTGGAAAATTGAATTAGTAACAAGTGAAGAAATTGATGAGCTTAGAGAAGAACAAGTTAGAGGACAAAAGATTGACAACACTGTAAAATTATATGGTATGGGATTTGATGTTGCATTTGATGGCGAGAATAATATATTAATTTCACAATACCCAAACCCTGAAAAACAAGAAATGATGATGGGCGGTGGAATGGGTACAGGAGAAAATATAGGCGGTGGAAAAAATGATAAAACAAAATCAAGTTCACCTAAAAAAGAAGGTGAAGCACAAAAATTTGATGGTGAACCAAAAGTTGCAAGACCAAGTGATATAGGGGGAACTGGTGATGGAAGCCCTGCTAGTGGAACTGGAACAACATTAAGTAACAAATCAAGTTTGGTTAAAAACATTAAAAAAGGTATGAGTCAATTAGAGTGGGATAAATTCTTAAAATCTTTAGATTAAAAATGCAAAAAGATACACAATTAATACAAAATATAAGAGATTATATGCAAAATAAACCTTATGCAAGTGCTTGGGATATTGTTCATTATTTTGAACTTCAAGGCGTTCCAGCTGAGAAAGTTTTATATGTACTTAAAGAGATTGTTGATTAATGGGGGATTCTTCAAAAAGATTTGGTTGGACAGAAGATGGTTTAGATGCTAAAGATAGAATTCAAAAAAACGATCTACAAGAAAGAGCCAAAAAAGAAAACACCGCAACAAAAAAAATAAGAGAAGCAGTTCAAGAAGATGAACAAACTAAAATAAATAATTACAGTGAAGGTTTTTGTTATGGTTGTAGCACTTATGATAAAGTAATTAGTACATTGATCTATATGTGTGGGGAGTGTATGGAAAAAAGAGGAACAGAAGGATTAATGTGTTTAGTTGCTAAAAAAACAAGTTGGGAATTATGTGATATACACGCAGAATGGGTTTTTAATGATTCATGGCAAATAAATTGTTCTTTATGTGATAAATGTATGCGTAGATTAAATTTAGTTCATAAAGCTTATAGAAAAGCAGGCGGTAGAAATAAAGCACCTGATAATATAATTAGAAAAAAATTCTATGCAAGAAATCCCGGTGAGGTTATGGGTAATGGTATAACTAGAGATCAAACTAGAGATCAAAAATTTAGTAATGGTTAACCTAATTTTTCTTCTGCTTCTTTAACCTGTTGTTCAAGATCTGCAATTTTATTTAACTGTTCAACTCTTGAAGGCTCATCTACATCATCTTCCCAATGAAATTTAACCATTTCAGTATTATAATCAATTATCATGTGTATTGAATTTGTACTAAAATCATAATACCATTCTCCCATTAATGTCATTTTTTTATGTGGTAAATCAGATCCATAATATAAACATTTTTTTGCAAATATTGGTTTTGACCAAGGTAATAATGATTTTTTTATTTCAATTCTTTTTTCTTCTTTATTATAAAATATATCTTTCCTTGTAACATGAAAGGGTTCTTTATTAAATCTTGTTTTATTTGTAGTTCCTACTCCGGGGTGTATATGTACATATCTCTTATTTACATTTACATTATCTTCAACTACGTTCATTTGTGTATAAAACCAAAATGCGTGATTTTCAGGTATATCAATTTCAGAAATTTCTAATCTATCATTTCTACTTCCTGAAAAAGGGTGTCTTTTGTTATAAGTATAGACATTATCATATACATAAAAGTCCATGACTAAATATCAATAAACCTTTATATAACCGTTTCTTTTTTAATATTATATGGAAAAACAGGATCTAGCACTACTAATAGTAGCCTTATCTCTAATTTCAGCAGTTGTATTTGTTGGTTGGGGTGCAATAAAAGGACTAATATTAGATCCAAATGTTCAAATGACAGCTGAACAATATGGAACAATATTTACCTTTGTGTTCGGTATTATGATTGGATCAGGTCTAACATATTTGGGAATTAGAGCTGGTCAAAACCAACAATCAGCAATAGGTCAAGCATAAAAGACATAAAATTCTTCAACATTATTTTTATATACTATTAGAGGTTGTTTCATACATGGTAGAATATGTAGAATTCCCTGATTTCATAACAAAGGGTATAGAAGTCGATACAGCAGATGAGCGTAGGATCTTTAAAGGTCATATTACTGCTGAAATCATTGATAGACAGCAAGAATTCATCTTTGTTAAAGAAGTTATGAAAATTATGGAAACATTTATGTCGGTAAATCCAGTTATATCAGATTATCATAGTAATAGAATGGTAGGAAAAGTTCTTTCATACGAAAAATCAGAATATCAAGGTGTAGCCACTGTTTTAATTACAGGTGAAGTTTACAAAAAAGACGGAATTACATTATATGATAAAGTTTGGGATAAAGTTGTAAAAGGTGAATATGCAGGATTAAGCATGGGTGGTGCAAGTAAAGAACGTGAACCAATTCAAAAAGACGGTAAAATGGCACTAGAATTAAGAAAATTAGAGTTATATGAAATAGCATTATGTGATACACCAGCAAACCCATTTGCAATTATTGAGGAAGTAAACCAATTTGCAAAAGCAGTTGGACTAGAAAAAATGGTAAAAGAACACCAAGAAAGACAACAAATTAGGTGTAATAGCATACATTGTAAGTTTGAAAAAGCTTGTTGGGAAGGTTATGAACAACAAGGTATGAAAGAAAAAGACGGAAAACAAGTTCCAAATTGTGTAGAAAAAGCAGATAGTGTATATACAAATACAGGAACAGATGCTAGTAACCCTGTTGATTCCACATCTAATGGAACAGATTTAGATGTAGATGATGATTTAGATCATGATTATAAATGTGATAGTGGGGAAGATAAGTGTGATATTTGCGGTTTAACTAAAGCAAAACATAGTTTAGAACAGTTTGATAAACCACATAAAAAGTTAGATTCTAAGACATTAGTTAACAGATCTGCTGAAACAAGAGCAGAAAATGTAGGTGAATCAACTGGAAGTCCAAAACAAGTTAATGATTTAATGAATACCATACCAAAAATACCCGCCCATAACAATATAAAACAAATTCCATTAACAAGAATTAAAAAAGATCATATTGAAGGTTTTCCTGAAGATATAGAAGAAAAAGGTAGAAAGAAAAACAAAGAAATAGAAAAAGATCAACCAATAGGTGATATAGATGCTAAAGGTAATTTCCCTCAACAACCAAGACAAAGACCAAACACAATGACTGATTCAAACAGTAATGTAAATAAAATGATTGAACACTTTGGGGTAATTAATGTTAAAAAAGCTATTGAAGAATATGAAACAATACAATATCTTAAAGCACTAGCAAGAAAATATAGTATATAATTCTTTTTAATTTTAAAATTAATATTTATATACTATAAATATTTTTTATATATAACAACATGACTACAGAATTAGAACCAAAAACAGAAGAAATTTCTGAAATTCAAAAATCAGATGATTCTTCCGTCACATCTATTCTTGCACAATTAGTTAAAGCACAAGAATCTAGAATTGATTCCTTCGAGAAAAGATTCGATGGTCTTGAAACTTTAATTAAAGAGCAAAACAAGAATCCAGTTGATAAAGGTGTTGAGGATGATACTCAAAAACCAGCAGTCGAAGCATCTAATGATGTCGGTGATCCTGACAAATTAGGCGAGACTTATGCACCTTCTCCAAAAGGACAAGCTTCTATTGTTCAACCACAACCAGCAGAAGTGGATCATTCAAAAGATGATTCACCTAGCCTAACTATGGGCAAAGCTGATGAGGATGAAGAAAAGAAAGAGTCCAAAAAAGAAGAAGTTGAAAAAACTGAAGATTCTGAAGATGAGAAAAAGGAAGAAGTAAAAAAATCTGAGGAAGATTCTGAATACGAAATTGTAAAGACTGTAAGACCATCTTTAGTACCTAGAGAAGAAGCTTCAACCCCAACAGGCTATCAAATTTTGAAAGCCATTTCAAGCGGTTGGAACGGACAAACATCTAGTGCAGAAGAAGCACTCGTTATAGCATACAACAAACTAGAAAACGGTGAATTCGGTAACGGATTACCGGGGGGAGCATATTAAATTGTCAACCTATCTAGGACTACGTTCAATCGATGAACTAGTAAACTATACCTATAACAGAACTCCTGATGAAATACTAAAAGCAGGTTTCAGTACAACAGATCCCGGCACAGGTGGAAACTATAACCCACTATTCGGTGCTATGGCATGGGCAAACTTCAACATGGAAGCAAACATATTCGCAGCTTTGCCAAAATATGTTTGGGATTTCTCAGGTTGGCGTATATTTTCAGCAAAGGCAGCTAATTTGCCAACTGTAAATGATAAAATCCATGGCTACGGTGGTACTGTTGAAGGTGGACAAATTTCAACAGCAGTAAAACCTACTGTCAAAGAAGTAACTGTCAAACCAAAAACATTACAATATGTATTCGAAGCATCAGAACTTTTGGAACAACTTGTAGATAATTCTAGAGATGATAACTACGGATCTCTTGCACAACAAAGAGTTTACGCTAGTGATCAATTTAAGGAAAGAGTCAATCTTATGCTTACTGACATTCCAGTTAACGTAGTACAAGATGACAAAAACCAAAAATTAAATCTAGAATCATTAGATCGTATCGTTGCATCTAAAGCAGAATGGACATTTGAAGCACATAACGTTGTTGCTGATAATTATGATCCATGGAGAGCAGCTTCAGGCAACCTTATTGACAGATCTACAACAACATACGACTCCACTGTAAAATCACCATCAGGTACAATCGGTACAAAAGACGTACTAACTGATGCAGTTATCCGCGATATACTCGCAGATGTGAGAATAGCAGCTGGTAAAGAGCCAACTCTTATGATTGGTGGACAGGACACATACTCCGAAGTTCAATCAATCTATATGAACGCTTATCGTATCCAAAATACAGCGGACTTGAGAACAGAATTCAGTGTTGGCGTAAACGGTGTAGATACTTTCACTGGTACAGGTGCAGGATTGCATATATCCACAATATATGGATTGCCATTCATTCCTTCAAAGGACACCACACAATCAGCAGAAGGTGAAGTAGATGATCTATTCATCTTAAACACTAGTGCAGATAAAAACGCTCCAAACAAACCATTGTTAGGTATGCAAGTACTTAAACCAATAGTTTATTATGAAGCAGGCAAGAGACAACAAGGCTACCCATTCATTAACGAAGCTTTCACAGATAGAGCTTTGTACAATATGCTAGCAGAAACAACTTGTAGAAACTTAAAAGCACAAGCCAAGATTAGAGACATAGCTTCAGGAATTTAGAAAATTTAACTATCCCTTTCTTTTTTTTATTTTATTTTAAAAAAATTCTATATATGAATAAGAATTATAAATCTATATATAATAATCTTTATATACCAAAACATTAAAATTTTAACATGGCAGTAACCATTACTACAAACGCAAAATATCAGCACTTAAACGCTGATAGATCCCATACCATTAAACCGGGTGGGGTTGGTGTAGAAAAAGAAATGATATGTGATATATCAGTAACAGGTAGTTCAGATTTTGTAAGCGGTCAACTTACTTGTGACTTTACACAAGTAGGATTTAGACAGGTATATTTCTGTATTATCGAACAACAAAACGACTTCCAAAACCATGTTTATCAGTTCGTAGAAGCAGCTGGCTCAGATGCAGCTACCGCAAAAATCCATGGTAGAGTAAGATCAAGCAACGCAAATATCGCAAATAATCATACTTGTACTCTCACCGTAGCAATTCGTGGCGTATAAGGGAAACCTTATATAACACTTCCTTTTTTATATTATATAATGGCTAAAAATGCACATAAATTAGTAACCGCAGCTGGTCAAGTTGTTAATAGATCAGGCAAATTAAGAAGTATTTCTATTGCTGTAACAGGGGATAGAGTTTGGGAAATTAGACAAACTGATGCTAGTGGAGCAATTTTATATAAATTAAGCACAGCATTACACGCTGTATGCCATCAAGATTTAGATTTAGGATTTAAAGGTGCATTACACGCAACCGTAGCAAGCGGTACAACTGGTGCTTTAAACGTTGTATATGAATAATCTAATTTAAATATTATAAGACTATTTTGTTAATATGGCTAGAAATGAACCAGTTTATTGCACAGTTACAGATATAGCAGATTGGCTTAGAATTTCAGTAAATGCCAATTCAGATCCTAGTACAACTATGATTAAAAACTATATAATGGATAATGAAGATAGAATAGACCGTTTAACAGGTCATACATGGATGGATGATAAACAGGTTAGGGAAGAATTTAGTGTAAATAAATTATATGATTGGGGTAGAGGTATGCCATTATTCCCAAAGAAAAGAAATCTTAAACCATTTGATCATACTAAAGGCGATAAGTTTGAACTTTGGGATGGGGAAAATTGGAGTGATAACACACCAACATCAGAAGATAATGACAGTATAATATATTTTCAAGAAATTAAAGGTGTAATTTATTTAAGAGGATATTTGTTTACAATACTTAGAGCAAACAGATTTAGAGTTACTTATCGTTATGGTGGAGATAATGAAGAACGCATTTCAGAAACAGAAACTATTCCAAGAGATATTCAAAAATGTTGTAAACTTATGACCTGTCTTGATATTTTAGCAAGTGATTTTACCATGTCACAAATTGCTTATGGTGGTGAAGGAAACATCAATAAAGATAAAGTTATGGATAGATGGCAAAAAGAAATAGATAATATTTTGTGGAGTAGAAGCGAAATAACTCCGGTGTGGTAGTTTGGCACAACAAGCACAACAACAGGGTAATACAGATTATATATTAAATGATAATACTGTTGAAATGGGTAAAATGCAAGTAGATATAAGTAAAAAAATAATTCATAACTTAAAGAAAACAATAGGTGATGAAGATATAAATTTTACAGGTAAATTAACAGATAGCATAAATAGAGTAAAAATGGATGGTGTTTATATGGATTTAATTGATTCACCTTATGCTCATATTGTAAATTGGGGTTTAGCACCGGGAACATGGGTAAATTTTGATGCTCTTAAATTATGGGTAGAAGGAAAATTGGGTGTTCCTCAAAGTGCATCTGAAAATGTGACATGGCTTATAATGAAAAAAATACAAACTCAAGGTATAAAACCAAAATTTTTTGTTAAAAAAGCATTAAAATCACTTATTGGAAAACATGGTGTAGTTAGTTTAAAAAGAATGAATGTAAAGAAACATGGAAAATGGGGTAAAAGATTAAACAAAGCTAAAAATAAAGTAAACAAAGTTATTAAAAAAATTAACAAAAGTGCTAAAAAAGTTAATAAGAGTGCTAAGAAAGCAAGCAAAATTGTTAATAAATCTATAAATACAGGATTGAAATACTATAAAGGATTGAGGAAATATAAATGACAGATGGAATAGCAGGTTTAGATTTTGCAAATGATATAATAGATCACCTAAAAAATAATTGGGTTAATGGAACAGGGGGCAAATTACCTGTTTTTACTACTCAATGGAAAAAGAAAGCAGTAGGTGTAGGTCAAAGATCCTATGATGAGATCATAGTTAGTCTTGACACAGAAAACCCACAAATTTACAGTATTATTTCGGGAATAGGCTCAGATGGTAAATATAATTATGATTGGCTACACGATATATCCATAACTTTAGACATATACACCAGTGTAAGTGAAATTAGAGTTTTACAACTTGTAGATGAATGTATTAGAATATTGAAAAATAATGTAGTTTCAACTATCAATAAAAGGGAATATATACAGATTTTACCCACAAATGTAATATCCTTAAATGAAGAATTTAGGAACATTTATCGCTATAATATAGACGTAGATGCCATAAGACTCAACCCATAATTCTAGTAATACTTAAATAGAAAGAAGGATAATTTTTGTTATGTCCGCAACAGGTACTTTTGTTAAATCTGCTTCTAGTGTATATGCAGAATATGGCTATGAAACCAATTTTGGCGGGGGGGTTACAAATCCACCAATTAATTTTGGTAAAGAAGTTAAAGTAAGTTCATTAGAGTTTAAAAATAATCAAATGCCACTTGGACAATTATATAGTCCTGAAATTGAATCTTTCGCTTATGGTAGAAATGAAGGTAAGGCTTCAGTAGAATATGTATTATCTAATCCATGGTTTTTACAGTCTATTTTGGGAGCAGCTACTTCTTCAGTAGCAACAGGAAGTTTATATAAACATATATGGAAATCTAATCCAGCAAATAACACAACAATTAGAGATTTAAAATCTATGGCACTTAGATTCGGATTTAATGTAGGAACAGGATCAAGTGATGATTTTGTAAGAAAACCAGTAGGTTGTATTTGTAGTACTATGTCATTAAGAATGGCATTAAATGATACTATTAAAGTTACACAAGAAATTATTTGGGGTGCAGAAACTAAATCAGAAACATTTGCAACTCCAACAGGTGCAGATATAGCTAATGCAATACCATATACATTTGTTCATGGTGTTATTACAAGTCCAATAACAGGATCAACTTTAGCCACAGTTCAAACATTTGACTTAAACCTTAACACAAATGCAGAACTATTATTTGAAATGGGTGAAGCAAATGCTAAAGATGCTTGGCGTAAAATTTTAGAAATGACAGGTAAAGTAGGATTAACAGTTAAAGATTCATCATTTTTGAGTGAAGTTTATGATAGAGAAGAATCAGCAAATAACTTAGTTGTAACAATTTCAAATGGATTAACAGGAACATCAGAAAGAAGTATTAAATTTACTTTTACAGGTTGTAGTTTTCATACTCATAATACAACAGGTATTGCTCCGGGTGAATTAGTTTTACAAAACGTAGATTTTCAATGTAGAAGGGTAGAAGCTGAAGCAAAGAACTTAAGTCAAACAGTACCATAACCAAACACTTATATATACATTATTTATTATATAATCAATGTCAACAGATTTAAGTACACATCAGTTTCAAGCTAAAGTTAATGGTCAAGATGCAACAATTAAAATTAAAACAGATTTAACTTGGGGTGAAACTCAGGAATTATTATCTCAATCAGTTAGGGTATTAGATAACGGTCAAAAAGATTTTCTATTCAATAATTTTTGTGATATATTATTACAAAAAACCATTATTGATGGACTACCATTTCCACCTACTAACGTTGTGAAAATGAGGGAATTACCTATGAGCGAAGTTAGTGTGATCTTGGGGGAGATCTTGAAAATTATCCCTTTAGAGAGTTATTTCAGCAATCTAGGGATGAACA